TTGTGTTTTCACTTTACAGTTGACTTTGACTTTTTTGCTGGTTTTCCCTCAACACTAGCAATAGCCTCTTTGACTTCTTGTAATAGGGCATCCCAATCCCAAACTAATTTAGTTTTGCCATTTGGAAATGTAGTAACTGTTAAGTGAGTACCTTTAACTATCTGTACAACATCCGGACCGGACGCATCAATAGTTACTTCTGATTTCTTTTTACGAGTTGCCATTATTAAGACTTGGCTTCTTTACGTGCTGTTTTTTCAGCGGTAATTTCGTTACGGCGAGCCTTAACTGCTTTTGCTAGTTCACCCAATGCTTTGCGGGCACGAGTTCCAGCTGCTGCATTACCTTTTTCAAACTTTTCATGTTCGTATTCGTATTCTGACAATTGTGTTTTAATATCTGCATGTGCGTTCATAATTTTCTCCTTAATATTTTGATTCGCGGGTATGTTTTCTATAATCAGTGGACATTCTCAACATACTCTGTCCACCACCTTCTAAAATATCAATGATACGATCAATTGTACCATTATTGTAATCACTGACCTCTCCCATTCTTGGGTGAGGGAAGTCCAATAACGCTTCCAACTTATCCATAGCATCCTCTATACTCCAAGGGACATAAAGTCTGGTATGGTCATTAGAAAAAGTTTCAGGGAAAGACCGATAAGCAGGGTATAAAACATTACACCCAAGACTATCTGCTTCACTGACTGTGTTGGAAACCCAATCTTGAAGGGCGCAATTAAACACAACACGACTATCATTAACGATATTATAGTAATCATTTTTTTCTAAGTTTTCATATATTTTAAGTTTGCCGGCAAGAAACAACTCACGGGTACGAGTCATATAACTTTCGTTATTTGATTTCAACAAACTACCACTACATACACAAAATTCAACTTCTTCCAATCCAGGTTGAGCATGCCATGCTTCTATCAAATCCATATAAAAATCGGGCTGCTTCTCTTGATCCCAACGTGCAGAAAACACCACACGATATTTACGATCAGCAAATGGTTTAATATGAGTAACACGACTCTGTACTTCTGTCTTGCCAAATGCTAATCCACTGATATTGTAGATCGGAGCCTTCCAACCTGCAATTTTCATATGCATTACCATTTCTTCGTTGGTAGCAAGTACTCCATCCACGAATGAGTCAACCATTTTTTCATAATGTCCCATGAAATTTTGCATACCCCATACATGAACAAAATCGTCAGGATCAATGGACTGAGCAAGACAGCGAACATAAATCTTAGGCCTGTGAGCAGAACCTATTTGCTTAAGAATATATGGGAGGCTTTCGATTCCAGGCTGAAACATATCTTCAAAGTAAATAACATCTTCACTGTTTAGTTCTCCAGCCTTCATCATTTTGATTAGATTCATCAGTTGTGACATACCAAAGTATGTACGACCATGTGCATCTAATACTTGACCTGTTACAATTGCTTGATCATTGCCTAGTGTTTCACCCGGAACGATTCTATAATCAAGTCCTCTAAGTTTAAATACCGCTTCGTTCCAGTCTTGTAACTGAAGTGTGTACCGGGCTTTGTAAGGTTCAAGCCCCATGTAATAGAGTTTACGCATTATGGACGAGCGTTTTCCTGCCATTGGTCTTTAGGAACCTTACCGGTAATGAATTTATTAAATTGTCTACATGCATAACTACGCATGTCATACAATTCTGACTCATCATATTTGTATCCAAAATTGACACAAAATTCTTTAAATTTATCAAGATCCTCAAATAGTTGTTGAACGCGGGGATTAGGTTGAAAAGTTAGTTTTGCCATATTAATTTCTTTCTGTTTAATAAAATTTAATTGTCCAATTGGATTGAATTCCACTCTTTAATAATTGCTAATAATTCTTCTTCACTGTTACATAATGTTTTGGTAGTTTTCCAATCATTTTCTTTATCCTTACCGCTAATTTCAAGCATCCATCCGTTATCATACCGATTGATACTAAGTGATTCACTTACTTTTAATAATTTAGTTAATTTTGCCATTGGGTTCTTTCTTTAAATACTAACATAATGCATTGGTCTACTTACATTATAATAAATTGTAGCGCCGTTCTCATTATCTTCTGAGACAGTTATTACAATATCACGATTGGGATAGCGCCGAGATATTTGTTCGTACAAATCATCTGACATCATCTCACAACTTTTATGATTCAATTCCAAAGTACCTTCTTTATACAAATTTTCAAGCCAGCGTTTAAATTGAATAAATTCAATATCGCGGTCATTATGAAATATTTGTATTGATACATTAAAGTGAAATATATGCCTATGCGGATTAGATAAAAATGAAACATCATATTCATTTTCTGTTTTTAAATTAATATCAGTTGCTGCTGCCGGATAGCAATGTATCCCTTCTTTTTGAAAGGTTACATATATCATACGTTTAGCCTGAGAGCTAATTCGTACACGTTTTTCAAACAGTGCCATTTCTACAGGATCCATTATCTATCATCCTCAATGTTAATACGTTCATGATCTTCTATCCACTGAAGTTTATCTAACTTAGAAAGTTCAGCATAATACTTATCTAGTTGATTTTTTTCAGTTTCTATTTGGTTTTCATCCGCTTTAGAACTTTCTAATACTCTGATTTTATCTTCAGATGCTCTACATATTTCATGTAAATGTGTTATATGATTTTTATATGGCATATTATTTTCCTATTACTTCATTTATATCGTTACTAACTTCCTCAAACAATTCATCATACATCGACCTAGAATTATCAGTTTTTTTACCACTGCTGCTCTGACTACCTGATTGAAATTGTTTATAATAACTATCATCTGTTTCCTCAAACAATTGCTTATGCATAGACGTAGAATTATCAGTTTTCTTACCACTGATGCCCTGACTACCTGATTGAAATTGTTTCCAATAATTATTATGTTTATCAATTAAATTGACCGCTTCTTGCTTTGTACTTTTTGAAAAGATTTCATCAACCAATTCTGTAAAAAATCTACCACCCTCAAACTGATGAGACAACATTTTTGGAATTAAACCTATTTCATATTTACGATTGGCTTCTTGAACTGCATTCATATGCATCCAAACATTATGACTTTGAAGCAATGTATAACTCAATGTATCCCAACTTGTTTTAGTTTCTTTACCATGTTGACCGATAAACCCCTGACCACGATAGCACAAATCCTTAAGTGTAAGTATATCAGTTACTGGACTATCTGTAAACACTTTATGGATGTTTTCAGATAATACAGCGTCCCTAAACTTGCGAGTATCATTAGCATAAGACTTTTTCTCTGCTGTCTTTTCCATGCTATAGGACCATTTTTTATTATGTTCAATATTAGTATTGAAATATGCCAACCCTTTAGCAGCGGCAAAGAATGGGCTTGCACAATCAAATGTAATTTGAAGTTTTGGATTGTGATATTTACGAATTGCCTTTTGTATATCAGTAAACAATACTGCATATTCCAATATACTTGTACCCAAACAATGAATTAAATCGTGTTTACCTTCTTGTAGCAATCCGTCATGGATAATATCTACCATCCTTGTTAACATCAAATGCGGGTCAATTTTTACCTGACCACCAAACGCCCACCCATTAAAATGATTTTCTGGATATATAGTTGGGTCGCAATACTTTTTCATTTCAGCATACCATGTGCCACTAGCAGTATGATCACGCCCCTGTAATACATTTAAAAACTTACATTTGCCCGAACGATTTGCAATGAAATATTCATTATTAATGTGAGTGGCAATAATAGCTTCCTCAATCTTTTTTATACCATGTAATGAAACCCCGTTCTTATCTTGTAAATGATAAGTAAATTCAGATTGACTTGGGATATCTAAACACATACCGTAATCCATGTATGTATCCATCCATTTCAATACTGCTTTACGTTTTTTCATAGCACGAGGACAGTTAGGATCTTTCCAATCTGCTGGCCATTGACCTTTTAAAATTTGAAATCCACCACTATCTCCCAACATGAAAGTACCTGCTTCACGTTCACGTATGACAGATTCATTAGGATCATCAACGGTTGTATCTAAATTAGCGTGACCAGCACTGTATAGTCCCCACTTGTAATAGTAAAGACCTTCTTTACTGTTAAGAAAGTTTAGTTTCTCAACATCACCATTAAAACTTGCAGGGATTCGTGTTTGGTCAAAATAATTCTGGCCCTTGCGTTGTTTACCCAAGCCAGCAATATAAAAACTACTGACTGCGGGTAAGAACAATGCCCACTCTGGGTTATGCTTTGCTGAAAGATTATCTTGCTCAAAAATCATGTTATTTAATAACTGCTGGTAATAGATATGTGTATTTTGCAATTCCACTGTCAATTACTATTTGTAATGCTCCTGCATCTGCAATACGAATTATTTTATCTCCTGCTAAATTTATAATAGCAAGAAATTGTTTAACAGGAAATTTCCATACATTAGTCAACGTGCCTGTAACCATAGGATGAAATAGACAATTACCTGAGTGAGTTCCTAAATCACCAAAGTACATTTTTAAATCTCCCTTTTCAACTTTCAATGTAAAATTTACATCGTCGGCAGATTGTTGTTGTTTTGTTAAACGCATTATTCCTGCGATAGTGGGTTCAAAACTTACGTCCCAAGTAGTACCTCTAAATTTCATTACACGCACTTTTTCTTCTGCTAAGGCTTTACTCATAAACCGATAATCATTAATAAAGTCGCCGTCTTTAGATTCAAAGTGAATTCCTACAGGAGTTCCCGGAGCAGTTGTACTTTGCGTAACATTGATTTTAGCATTTTCATCATAATTATCAAATCCAAGTATTGTCTTTAATTTAGATAAATTAGGCATACCAAACGTACCAATAAAATCAGCGATAGGATTTTTAAATTCCCCGATAATTATAACGGTTTTGTCTTCGGCGGCTGCATTAATGATAGTTGATGTATCTGTACCAGTAATTTTTACAGTATCTATTCCTTCAATGCCATGTGTATATGCAACTAAATCTTTTAAATTATCTTTCATGTTTTTCCTTTATTAAAAATTGTAATACTATTTAGGTATTTTCTATGTGTATTATAGTGGATTTTTTTGCACAAGTCAACACCAGTTTAACCAAATGAAAATAAATCATCAAAAGTTGATTTAGTATCAGTGCTACTACGCAAATCCCAAGACAATACGCCCAATAAATTTTCTATTTTTTCATCAATCAATGTGCGTTCCATTCCATCATCATTAAATGGTAATTCTTTGAACCAGACCGGCAATCTTAATTCATCAGTGGGATATGCTATAGAAGTATATCCCATTGGATTTTGTTTTAATTTACATACAACTACTTTCATACCATCCATTATTTTCATTGAATAGTTATCATTATGCACTCTACGTAAAGTATTCCAGTTTAGTGCAGCACGTACATGTCCTGGCATATTTGCCTTACCTGTTTTACTATTTTCTTCTTTATTGCCATATGCAGTAAGTTTGTTAACTGATTTCGGACTACCTTTAGTCCAACTTTCCTGACGGCTCATTTCATGCTTAAAGGTTTTAATAATTTCTATAACATCATCACGTTGCTTGCCAGATAAAACCAGTGTTAATACAGACATTAAAAATTCTTGTACATATTTAGGGGTATCAGCACGTTTTAAATCAAGTCCCATGGCTTTAATATATCCCATTTTACCATCTTTATCTAAACGTTTACCTTCTTTATCATAAATGTTTACTGCATACCTTTTTTTAGTAATAAACAAACTACGGTCTGCTACTAGTTCTCTTCCAGCACGAATAATAGATCCGTTTTTTCTTGGACAATGAAATGCTTTTTCCATAAAGACAGGAAACTCTATGTTAATTTGCTCGGCAATACCATCATACAATCCGATACAAGTTTCCTTTGACCATTCCATTTTACCTTCTTCAACTTCTGTTTTTACTGCAGGCCATGCACTAAAATAACAAGAGTCAGTATCACCATACACTATTCCTTGACCTGTGAAATCGTAGTTACCTGTGATAATTTCATTAATGTGAGCACTCATGTGTTTTACAATTTGCCTACCACATAATGTTACACTTTGACCAATACGTTTGTCATAGAATCTGCAATGTTCATTCAACAATGCACCATATGCAGAGTTCAACAAAATCTTACGAACAAGTTGACGTTTATCCCAATAATCTTTATCTTCAGTAGTTGTGGCTTCTTTAAGTTTTTTCTGCATTACTTTTCTATCCGAGTACCACCTAGATAATAATCCTGGAATAACACCTTCATTTGCGTGAGTAAAGATAGTACCATTAGCACTAATCATATATGGATTATTACTATCAAATAGTAATTTCCATATTTCGGCCGCACTCATTTCAACTTCAGTTCCGTCAGCATAGTCCAATGTTAGCATCATACCTCTATCTTGATTTAAAATTGAGGTATATTCCAAACTACCAAATAGTCCTTCCCAAAGCACACTGCCGGTGACATCATCATCACCTTCTTTATGTCGTTTTTTCTCACGTGCCAAGCGTTGACTTTTATCAAGCATGTACTGATCAGTTAAAGTTTGTCTGACCTGAGCAACAATGGTTTCCGGGGACATGTTAAGAGCGCGGATTGCTGAGGGGTAGAGCGAATTGATGTCCACTGCGCCGACCCATTCATGAATTCCCGTTTTGGGAGTAGCAACATAGGCACCTGCCGCTGGCTGTGTTTCTTCTGCATTTTCAACCTTTCGTTTTTTATCTGGAATAACTACTCCGCGGGCATGAGCCTCATTCATAATTGCCATTTCAATCATAGCAACAGAGCCCATAACCGTTGGTAACAACACAGTATTTTCATGTGCTATTTGATTAGCAAGTTCTAAAAACTGTAGTTTATTATGAATTTTAACTAATAGCATTGTATCTTGCCTATTATATTCAATAAACTTTTTAAAGTCTTTGTTATATAATTGGTCAAGTGTACCTTCGTATTGAGTTTTATTTTCCCCTACTTCCATTTCACCAATGGCATCAAGTTTATAACTATGTCTAGATTCATAGTTATATTTTTTGTAAAGTTGTAAATAGTCTAAATGTACTCGTCCAACTAAGTCATATGTAGTTTCCTCTTTGCCATATCTTTCATATACTCTAGGTTTGGGAAGTTGTCCCAATAAACAAAATTTTCTAGTATCATTTTTACTCATTATCCTAGTAACACGATTAACCATATATGGTATATCATATCCCTCTGAGTTCCATCCAGTTAATACATCAGCATCTTCAATCAATGTAAAAAATGTTTCAAACATTTCTATTTCATTGGTGAATAACATTGTATTTTCAATTTCACTAGTAATCTGTTGTGCTGTCTCACTACTCATATGTGTGGGAGCAATTACTAATGTAACTAATTGACCTAGCCAATCTAAGTAAAGTGAGATAGCAGTAACCGGATTGAAGGGATCGCTAGTTGGACTAAATCCTTTTTCTGAATTGAAATCAACTTCAATGTCAAAAAAGCAAGTATGTAATTTTGGTGCGTCAACGTTTAAATAGTTTTCGCTCAAACAACGAAAAATAGGGTTAATATCGCTTTCAAAGATTTTTTTATTAGCAAGAATTCTACGTTCTTTTTCAAATTCACTGCGACTTCGTGTTGAGAACCTAGTTACTGGATCACCATATAAACTACGATGTTTGCCTTTAGGGTCAGTAAAGTAAAGTACATAATTGGCAGGGAATTCATTGTACTGGCGTACACCCTTGCCATCTCTTTCAATTACAATTATTTTATCTGTATTTTTATCTAATACAGCATCTACATAACTCAAAGTGTTTTGCCTACTAGTTCAAGAATGTGGTTAAGTTCGTCATGGTCTTTATTAGTTTGCCCTAAACTTGCTTTATGGGCAATTTTGATTGCTTTTTTCAAAGTGCTTGCTTTAATTTCCATTTCTTCAGCAACTGCTTTGACTGTATCGGACAATCCTCCGTTGAGTGTTTCAATTTCATTCAATACATTCATGCCCTCATTTACCAACTGGGTAAGTTTAATTTTTTCTGCGCCACTAAAAATTCTATCACTCATTGCAATCTCCTTGTTAATGATATATTATACAGTAGTAGGATCTTAAAGTCAATAAGTTTGTTTACCTTTTATGGTAAAAACGGGCGTAGTATATTATTTCAATTTATTGAAAAATATTATGATGTTGTTTGCCGTAAATTTTAATATATTTTCCGGCCATTAAATCTGCTAAGGCTTCAATTGGGCTACCCGGATAACTAGATCCTGGGGTAATCATATTTAATTCACCTTGCCGTACGTGAACCAATTCATGAAACACAGTGCGTAAAATATCTACTAAATTACGATTTTTTGCATAAACCCATATATTATTTTCACCGGGAACATGCCCTCCGGTATGATGATTATTTTGTGCTTCTTCAGTATCCATACTTAATTCTATGTACGGTTTAGTTTTAATTTTTAATTTTTGACAAGCCCAATTACAAAACTTATCCACTTCGTCTTGAATATCCAATGATGTATTTTCATCCAATTTGCTTTTAATCCAATCATCCGGTGACCGATGATATTTTTTAATAAACAAATCGTGCAATGCTTTACCAGTAATACGATGTCTTTTTGCTATAGTTGACATTAATCTATCAATAGTATCATAATCATGTTTATCCAAAGATGGCAATTTTTTAGCCAATTCAGTTGCAGGAGATTCAATAATAAACTCAGTATAACGCATTATGTATTTATCAAATTAATGCTCACTTTATACTTCCCAGTAGCGAATTGGGTTATATAGGCAGCAGCCGCCTCACACTTACAGTAACTAGTACTGGTCCTAAGGGTGTTCTTATAAGTCATATATATTAGGATGTACCTTCACTAAACCATGGATCAATTATTACCGGTTGTCCGTTCTGTCTTAGCATGACATTTGCTGTATGCAAATCCCATCCAAATTTGTTGATTCTGCCTGTGTTATATAATATTTGCATTACAGTATACAGCTGTTTGTACATGGCATATGTTTTTTTACTTGCAGTATTTTCTAGTAGACTTTGCCAAACTTTAGCAAATGTGTTAGCATATTGTGGGATGTAATTTTTCCATGTGTTTGGGTCTGCTAGTTCACGCTCTATTGTTTCCCATGATTCAGGAGAACTAGTGTAATCACTCAGGAACCAAATTAAACCCTGAACAAACGAACCTTTGGGAATAGAAGATAATTTCTCCATCTCAATCTGAGTATAATCTTTACCGTTAATATCAATCGTGTTTACTTCATTAAATCTAGGAACACACGCCAAATCTTGCCGGCTCATTGAAAATTCATAAAACTTACGAAATACTTGTTCTGCTTTACTACCTACATCTTCTGGCATCAATATCTTAATTACATGACTATCATCCTTGGCAAAGACAGTAGCATCAGCACCGCTGCCAACATGATGATATCCGGCGGCTCTTAGCTGTCTCCAAATCTCATTACTGTTCTTGGTAGCAACTTCTGCTTCATCCAATGGTTCTTCTTCTAATTTAGAACCACTCCAAGTTGCATATAATCCAGAATAAAAGTAAGTGTCCCCGTATACTTTACTCATTTTAGTTTTAACAT